TCACCCTCTAGACCTAGTTTCTCCGCTATACTACCCTCGCCTGTAACAGCTCCTGTAAAGAAGTCTTGATATTTCCCAAGACCAGCGTCTTTAATATATTGTAATAATTGTTCGTTCATATTATTACTCTCCCGCCTTATTAATTAAATTAAGAGCTTCTTCTAAATCAAATTTCTTTCTCGAAGGAAGCAGTCCCTTAGATGGAGACCATCCAAGATTTGGAATAAATGCGCTTTGCCCATAATACTCTTTATTCATAGACATCCTTCTTAATATATCTCCAGTAGTTTTATCTAAAGACCCACGTCCTAATTTACTACCAATGCCAATTCCCTTATCCGAAGGAATGCGGGCTCCTCCCTCTATAAGATTTTTATATTCTCCCCAACTAATATCGCCTTTTAAAAGAGATGGTAAATTTTTAACATTTTTTATAGTTTTACCAAGACCTTTAAAGTCAAGGCTTGCAAGCTGATACCCCGTAAAAGCATCACTTAATGCACTAGTAGTAACAGATTGGTCAAATCTCCTATCTGCTTCAGTAAGGAAGTCGTTTAAATCCTTTCTAT